AGACTCTTCCAGAATTCAGGAGCAGCAGCATTTTCAGTGTCAATAACAACTGCAATGCCACCCTTCTTTTGTGTATCTGCTACAACATGAGCAGAAACTAGACTCTTACCAGTACCTTCCAAACCATTGAATTCAACCATCTTTCCAACTGGCAATCCACCGTGAGGACGATTGCTAATAGCTAGATCAAGAATAGAAGAACCTGTACTAATCCAATCACTAATTTCTGCTGGATTTTCTTGCTCATCCAAGAAATATGCAATCTTACCACCATCTTTATTGGCTTTATTCAACTCATTTGCTAGTAATTCAACTAACTCATCTCTTTGAGGAGTATCTTGCGTAACTTGATTTTTCTTTTTCATAAATTTATATAACTAAAATAGGGGTGGCAGTAATATATACTACCACCCCATTACAAACAATTAATTTTAACTGTTAAACAAGTTATCAAAAGCAGCAGTTACATCATCTGTATTTGCTTTGGATGCCTTTGCACTTGGTGATGCGGTACTAGCTTTAGCTGTACTTGGAGCTGGTGCTGTTGCAAATGGAGGAGCGTCATCTTCCACAATTGCGTTGACAGTACCTTCTGTAGCCTGAGCTTCAGGATTCAACCAAGCATCCATTACTGACTTTAGTTCATCATATGAAAACTCTGGAAATAGATCCAAAATGTTCACTTGTTGAGCAAGAACATCCTTTTGGGATACGTCAATTGCAATAGTTGCATTTGGCTTGACACGGATAGTAGTTTCTGGGAATGACTTACCAGAATCTTCTGCGGTACGGAATTCTACAACAATGTCACGACCATGGACTGGATCAGTGATATCACCGTAATCAGGATCATTGATGATTGATAGAATCTCTTGGTAGACATTCTTACCAAATCCCCAGAACTTAATTCCTTCACTTTCTTCACCACGAACCAAGATTGGAGCGTATGTACGCATCTTTGGTTCCATCTTACGTCCCAACTGCCAATCTTCCTTGTTTCCGGTCTTCTTCATACGATTTGACCATTCAACAATTGGATCTGGACGGTTGAAGCTATCAGGAGATAGATAAGTCTTGTTGTTGATATTATAATGGAACTTCAACTCAATAAACGGATTATCAGGTTGATACTTGTAGGGAACAATACGTACAACTTGTTTGCCTGGCTTTGGTTTCCAGATTAGTTGAGTTTTGTTGTTTGTGTTTGAAAGTGAGTTCAAACGACTCTTTAGCTTACTTAGGTCTAATGCCATAATTAGTAATTATTTAATAGTTAATTTTTAAGTGTTAATTAATAAGTTTTGTAACTCATTGAGTGACTCACACGAATCACTTGTTCATAACACTACATAACTATGGCACAGGACTTAGAAAAGTTCAATTAATTATATTGAAAATTTTGACGGGAATAATTCTGACGGACACATCACCAGTTAAAATAATTGAGTTTTGGTACAATTCCCAGTTCAATTGAAAGGTTTTATCAAAAACACCACTGTTTTCTTCAGCGATCAACTTATTCATTGCGTTCAATGTATAAATTGTATTGGTTTGTTTTTTTCTATGTACGCTTATTGTATTTGGCAATTTGTTGAATTTATCATCTGTAAGTTCAACATTATAAGTCAGATACAATTCTTTTAAATTTTTTGTATTACTGAATATAAATATTTTTTCATTTAGAATAGTGTAGTTTTGTTTTATCAAATCTACGCAACTCAAATATTCACTGGACGTAGTGAATGTGCAAAGTAATTGTTTTTTCATTTAATTATTAGTTGTTTACCATCTACATACCATAATTTGCCCACTACGTTACCGTTAGAGTCATACCATGTATTTTTCTTTTGATAAAAACCAAATGAATTGGCTTCTTCAAGGGTATACTCTGTTCTTAAAATTTTCTCTACTTCCGCAGCATCTGCTTGTTTTTCTTGAGGTGTTCTGGTGTCTTGTTCTTCGCCATCTTTTGGTTTTTCATCAGTTTTAGCGGCAGGTGACTCTGGAGCTTTTGGTTGATCTGGAGTTGGTTTTTGTTCTGGTTCTGCTTTTGGTTTTTCTTGAGTAGTTGGATCATCTGCAAAAACATTTGGATCACCTTTGGTTGGATTTTTCTCAAAGTGAGTTCCCTTTGCAATTGCTTTTTGTTTATATTCCGGTGTTGGAAAGGTTACAAGAATACCATTTTTGTTGTATGCTTGACGTTCAGGAAATTTTCCTTCTACAACGTTATTTAGATAATCAGTCACCGTTTCTACTGACATACCTACTTCCAATAGATTACCTCTCAAGATTTCAATGTGTTCTTGTTTGGTGATATCAAATACACCATCTTCAATAGATATGTCTCTGCTTGATTTGTCTAATGCTTCAAAAATTAATTTCTTAATGTTCATATTAAAATACTTTATCTTGTGGTATTGCGGTTTTATTTACTTCAGCTTTGAATGTAAAACTACTTTGACTGTCATTTCTTAGTTCTACTAATGAATAATAAGGAACTACTTCATCATCAATTATCTGTAATTCAAATATAAGATATAAATAAATAATAAAATAATTTCCATCCTTACTCTTTTTTATTTCAATTTTACCAACTTTAAAATCACCACCTTTTTGTTCTGCTATACTTGAAATTGAATATTCTTTCTTCTTACCCAATCTTTGAATCTTTTTTCCGTCATATTTAATCAACGGAAGACCATCATTCTTACCAAATATAGCTTCAGCAGATATTTGTGAGGAAATGTTTATAAATTCATCTTTGATCTTCTTTTGATCACTTAAACTGCTTCCTTGACTCATTACTTTATCCAATATCTTTTCAAAAAATTCAAATGCAAGAATATTAGAATTGAAATAAATGACTGGTTTGAATGCATCTCTATCAATCAAAGTTATTGGTTCACAGGTAACTTTTTTTGTAACGCATTTACTATTTTTTAATGGTACAAAGTATGTATTCCAAATATTATTGATATTATTCTTAATACCTGTTATAGTAGATTCATCAATATCTTGTACATCAGTTACAAATATTTTATTGTTATCTAGTTGTTTTGATTTTTGAATTATTCTACCAATTAAGCTTTCATAATTGATTTTTCTAACTTCTCTAACCAAAACTGCGGTATTTGTATAAAAACTATGAGTTACTTTGATTGGTTCATCTTTTCCTTCATTTGTTGTTTCTATTTCTTTTCTTAAATTTTCTTCTGCATTTACCAATGGAAAATACTTTGTTTTAATAGCTTGCATTTCATCTTTAAATCCTAATACAATAGAACCAAATACTTTGGTGGTAACTTTCTTCAAATTACCAGCAAATTCACTCATTGTATCAGCTAATGATTTTGGTATATTACCAACTGCGGTAACTAGTTTTGTCAAACTAGATTTCAACGCATTCATAAACTCCACTTCAGTCAACAATTGTTTGTCAACATAAATGTCTTGAAAAATTTCAGCAATATAAGATTCATTGATTTGAAGGAAATCATCAGGAGTTAATGCTTGTGGATGTCTTATACTTGGTGATGCAGATGAAGTATCCCCCAACATTGGTCTTAACAATGTTAATATTCTACCAGCTCTACCTTTACCAGCCTTTAAAGAAACTATTGCAAATCTCTTACTGGTTTCTTTGTTTTTATTATCCAAAATAACACACAAACTTTGTTCTTTGCCTGTACTACCTACTTTATTGCTTTTTAACGCAGAATAAACTTCATCTGGTGTACATCCATACAATAATACAGCATCACCAGTATTTTCTTTGGACTTATCTTTGCTCTTGTATTGACTTAAATTAAATGCATCATAAAACTTAGTTATGTCTTTGTTGATAAATCCACTTGGTTTTGTACCAGTAACTTCTTCTAATGATGTTCCTGAATTTCTGCCTGAAATAGAATCATAGTAGTTTTTGTATGCCAAATAACCTTTATACAATTCATTCTTCTCAAGACTCAGTTTCATCAATGGATCTTTTGAAATCTCATTTACTTTGAGTCCAATCTTTTGATCCAATTGAATCCACGTTTGAACTTTTCTTAATGCATCAATATGATAATTACCACTGTCACCAAAAATGACATACAACGGCCATGTTTCTTTAATCTTAGTATCTAGTGGTGTGTCAATCTTTTCAAAATTTGCAACCACTTCATCAAGCAAGTCTAATAAATCCTTTGGTAAAGGTAATAAAGCTGCTTTTGGTGTCTTTGGTTTTGCTTCTTCAATACTATCCATATAGGATAAATATTTAGAAAAACAAAAGAACTCCAATCTTTTTAGATATCTACCACTGTCATCTCATTATAATTGCGTCCAATATAACATTTTACAGGAAATTGATTGTTTGACATCAATCTTTTCAATTCCACCAAAGTTTCTTTTTTGTCACCTTTATGACAATCAAACAACACACTGTCATAAGTATACAGTATAGCCTTGGTTTGTTTTTTGTTACACTCAAGATATTCATTGACCCTCACCAATGACTGCATTCCAAACTCTGTTTCACTGGCTTGTAAGATATAATTGAACAATTTATTTGGATTTGGTTCATTTATATGGTTTGTAGTAATCCTTCTTTTATAGATTGGTGTTTCTACATAACCATTTTCATTGAAGAACTTCCATCTATGAGCAATATAATCACTCATTTTCTTGTAATAAGGTACCTCCAACAATTCAGATGGAATATTACCATACATACATTGAAATGTAAGATTCTTTGAAGCTTTGATTTCATCTTCTGTTAGACTGTCCTTACCATAATACAATCTTCCAAGATACTCATAAGCATTTGGAGGAAGGTTATAATTGATCAACTTTGCAACTATGTGGGGGTGGTAGGCACTATAATCAATCATGAACAACATACCATCATCACCATATCTACTGATAAATGATGATCTACACCCGTTTTCTTTGTTTAGAGCACTATAGTTTACGTTACCAAACCTATTACTAGGTCTTCCTGTTGCGGTATATAGGTTATATTGTGTATAAACATAACCATCCTTATCTTTGACCGTTTTGTTCTCAAAATGCCTATTAAACAATTCTACGTCAACTTTTAATCCATTGTGTTCAAGAATTCTAAGATTTTCAGTAATAGTTCCGTTAATACTATAAAAACTATCATCCAACTTCAACATTTGGACTCTTTTAAGCATTTCACTATACATCTTCTCAAACTTCTCTAAATGTTTCACAATAGGAATACATTTATTCAAATCACTATAACACATAAACTTGTGTTTATAAAATGAATGAGCAGTTGTATCAAAGCCAGTATAATCATCTATCTTACCGTCTGTAATAAAAAACAAGATGTTAATATCATACAAGTTCTGTACTGGCATCAGATGCATGAACTTCTTTTTATCATAAATCCACTTTTTTCCTTTGAGTTTATTGAAGTCTTCAATCAATGTGGTTTTATCCACACAAAATCTTGAGTCTGGATGATCTACAGAAATTATATAAGTGTGTTTACTTTTGATTGCATAGATCATCAATAAACACGGTTCATCTGCACATGGATGAAAGCATTCATCATTTTGAATGCAATCCATGATTAAATCACTGTTCCAATTATCTTGTAAAAAGTTTTTGTAACTCTCAGTGTCTTTGATGACCATACCGCAAGTATATCCACAATGTATATGGTGTCAATTTTATACTTATTATTTATAAAATTCAAGTGGATCTTTTAAAACTCCTGATAATCCAGACATTGATTTTTCTGCATTTTTAATTGCAGTCAGATTATCTTCTTTAACACCACTGTATATTTTAACTTTGTTTTGATAAACATCAGTCTTTGATCCTGTTATTCTCCATGTCAAACTGAGTTTATAATATAGTCCGTTTATAATGGTATTAAAAGAATCACCTGACACTTCATATATTGTTCCGTCATTAACTTTTTTTGCAAAATATCTGTTTATATATCCTCTGTTATAATCATCGGCAGTAGGAGATGTTTTTGTATATACAGGATAACTTCCTTGTATTACATCAAAATATATATTTTTAGTATTATCAGGATAATTTTTCATTACGCTTGTAAATTATAGGCAGGTCTTAATTGCGCTTTTATTCTTGTTTCCCATGTGTTTTCATTGACTACATGCGTGACATTTATGACTTGAAATACAACTACATCATCGTTAAATGGAGGAGGTAAATTTGTAACTCTAAAAAATTCGAATGTTTTGATTCCAGAAATACCCATTAAACTCAATTCTATTTCAACATTTCTTAAAGGAGCATTATAAATGTTTGTATTTTCCTTCAAATCACCATCATTTAACATATACAAAACTAAATCACTAAATGTTTCAGGAAATACAATATCTACTATATCATAATTGTTTTCATCATAATTCACCTTTTGTACATAATCAAATTCATTAGTACTAATAATATTTACAGATGCTTCTTCATCTGGTTTGTATAAGGTGACTTGCAAAAATCCATCTTTATATTTTGGTCCATCTTTACCTAATAATTTATAGTAATACTCTATATCTTCTTTTTTGAAATTTAAATTTTGAACCTTATTTATATTATTTGTATTATTTCCTCCTGCTTTTGATTTTAAAATTCTATCATTATAAACGGTTTTTGGTTTTACATTACTATTTGATATATTTTGTGCATTACTATAATCTATTAATTGATTTGAAGTAGTACTCTCATATTGTCCAGCTTTAAATATAATTTGATTTGCTTGAGCATTTGACAAAGTTGTAGTGAAATTCAATTTTTTAATTATTGAATTATTTGTCATATATTCAAATTTATAAATATCATTTATATTAACTTTTTTAGGCGGACCTTTTACATCAACAATTTTTAATGTAGCTCTACCGTTTTGAACAGGAGCATCAACTACAGTCAATTCCCAAAAATCACAACTAGCTTTATTTATTTCTTTACATAATTCATCATATACATCTTTTAAATTATTAGTTTGTGATGACAATAATATATTTTTTAAAAATTCAACGTTTACATAAATATTTTTTAAATATCCTCTTTTTAAATTATCTTTAGTTCTTGTTCCACCAAATGTTTGATCATATGCTGGAATTGCTGTTATTTTTCTGCTATAAGTTGAAGTATCTCTTCCCCATTTATTTAGAACGTAGTCTAAATCTTGTCTGTGAATTTTCTGAGATAAACCTGTTATCTTTCTAAAAATCGAATCGGAAAAATTACTAGGCTTAAACTCCGTTAAAAATGAATTTGCGTCACCATACTCAGGATTAAAAAATTTATGTTTAGTTTTGTCTGTATATACATCTGATTCTGTAATTTCACGGTTTGTTCCAAATTCAATATTTATCACATTAGCAACATCATTCATAAAATTATTGTAAGGTGAATTTAATTTTGGTGCATATGGATTTGGTATAAGTATTGTTTGTTTTGTTGATATTAAATTATTATGAGCACCAATAGTAATATCATCAATATTCAAATCAAAAAAATACTGTGCATAATCTTTTATTCCATCACTATTTTTCATTCCATTTAGAATATCAACAATTAAATCCATCGTTAACCATGTGAATTTTGGACCTTTTTCATTGTCACAATCAAAGTCTCTTTCAGCACAATAAGAAATTATTTGTTTGTTTCTACCACTAAAAATGTGATCTTGTATTTTTTCAAAATTATTTCCATATTTCTTTTCAAGACCTGTCAGAAGAGTTTTTATTTCATTTGTGTTAGTATTGTTTCCTTGTGTAACATTTGCACTAATACTATTTATAACTTTATTTACTAAAGTTTCATATTGTTTTTTAAACGTTGATTCTTTGTTATTCACTTTTGATATTTTAGAATCTTTCTTAAAACCAGAATAAAGAAGTTGTCTACTTGCAACTTCAGTCATACCATTGATAATATTATCATTAATAGTATATTCAAAATTTACTACTTGACCAATTATAAATTCATAATTTCCCTTTGATGGTGGCATAAATAGGGAATATCTTCTATAGTGATTGTCCCATATATCTAAAATTTGATTAAAATCTGATAAATTAATCAATGATCTTTGATCAAATGTATTCCATCCAAATTCAATAATTACAGTTTGAAGTGGTGTTAAAAAATATGGAGTGATTGCTTTTAATTGTTCAATTGAATGACATGTCCAGTTTATTTTTGCTTTTGCAAACCACGACTTTTGTATATCGGTTTCAATACTAATAATGCCAGGATCAGGTACATTTGGTCTGGTAGAGGCATCTATATATTTTGGTTGTAACTTACAATTATATCCATACACTTGTTTGGATACACCATATGGAGATTTTGAATCGATTCCATATCTATTAAAAAAACCATCACCACTTAAAAATGCTAAGCCCCATTCATTATCGTTGTCACTTATCAAATTTGGATTACCATTTTGATATTCAACCATACCATTAGAAAATACTCTTGCCCAAGCTTTTCTAGGACCAGCATATTGCGGCAAGTCACCTTTAAATTGACCTTGTATTCCTGTTGACAAGGAACTTTTTCTATAATCAAGTTCATCTATAACCCATTGTTCAAATGGACCTGCTTCCCATGGTCTTTCTTTTGACATATTAAGAATTTATTAATGTAAAATTTTGTAAAATTGTTTGTATATCTGTTGGTATTCTTAACTGTTTGTTTATATCCAAACTAAGTTTACCTTTACCTAAATTGTTTGCAACTGCAATTATCCACCATAAACTCACATCCTTATAATATCTATAAGCTATTTGGTCAATATAATCATTATCAGATACAGTAATATAAATATCACTAGGAGATTCTGGTATAGATGGATACAATAAAGTTTTATATACCCTTTTTCCATCCCATCTCTTATCTATTGTTGTATAGTCATATCTATTCATATTATAAAATTTTGCCTTGTTTATTTTTATGGATTATTCACATATAATCCATAACTAAATTTACCAAAATTAAATGCATCTCCAAAATTATTCACTCCAACTTTTGGCATTTCTTTTTCAAGAATGTTTGCATCTATATTTATGTCAACTTCTCTTGGAAATTGTGCCAGAGTTACATCACCGTTTGTTTTTAATCTTCCATTCAAATACTCAAATATATCAGTACTATCAGAAATAGTTTCCCAAGTTGCGTTATCAGGAATTGTCATACCAATACTGTTAATTACAACCGGTTGATCTTTATAGATATCACCAATTGTAACCATAACTAACGGAGGAACAATAAATCCATTCTTATAATTTGTTGGTTTTGATAAACCCATCAAATAATTGATTCTTTGCCACATTGGTAACATTTCTTGTACGCTCATAGCAACTACAGTGAAACCAAATGAAAGTGCTCTGGTAAATCCTTTATAGTTATAAACTTTGTCAGCATTTCCTACATATTGAAAATCATCCCAAGTTGATACTGATCTTTCTGAGATATTCTTTACTGTTGCTCTAAATGGTATATATTTTTGATTGTAGACATCATAAAAATAAAACTTAATCAAATCTTTGTTGATGAAACTATTAGTATCTGTTTGTACATTTAATACATTAATTAAATCGCTCTTATTAACACCAGCAAATCCTTTACCATCAGGTTCATCTAATAAATCTACTTTTCTATAATTTCTGTATTTTGCAAGATAACTTAAAGTATTTTTCTTAACATCTACATCACTATCAATTACACGTCTTACATTCTTTAAATCAGTTGGAGGAACAAACGTATAATTTGATAATATACCCTTAAGTGCTTGATTTTGAGTATTTGCAAAATCTATTTGGTGTTTACCAAACAATGTCTTTCCGTCTATAAAAGTGGTAGGATATTGCTTTTCTTCATCAATTACATATTTTGATTCAAACGTTTCTTTAATATTGCTTCTAATAGGATCTTCTGTTGTATCAACTATTTCATTTTCATATCCTATTGTTTGACCATTTGGATCAATCACATATCTTTCATCATATCCTTGACCGGAAGGATTGTGACTTATTTGATCTAATTGTTCTCTAGTATAGATATTATCCCTAAATAGATTATTATCCAATGAAGTTAACTTGGTTGGATATGATATCTCAGTAAAGTTTGGATCAATATAATCCTTATATTGATTGGTAATAATTGGTGATTTTTCAACCGGTTTACCTTTTGTATCTAGTATTCCAGTATCTTTTATATATCCACCGTCTTCAATTACATATCCGTTTTTATAAGGATCGTGTACAATACTATCAATTTTTCTAATTGATTTTAACTTGGTTGGATAATTGTTATTTGTTAAATAATCATTATACAAAAATAACATATCTGATACTTCATATCCCGGAATTGAAGATTCAATTCCTGAAAAATATGTTTTATTACTTGCACCAAAAAAAACAACTCCATCACTAAGTTTATATGAATTTGTATCAATATAAAGACTTTGTGCGCTATATTTTAAAATAGAACTATTATATTGACCCACATATCTTGAATATTTATCATAAGTAGGAGTTCCTTCCAAATCTCTATCATCAGGTGAAAATCTTTGAACTACACCCAAAGTACCATAGGTATTATCTCCGCTCTTATTAAATGAAACAATTCTTTTATTATTAATCATCAAACTATATGTTTGATCATCACCTTTATATGTTGTTCCTGTAGGTTGACCTATAGTAAAAAATGCGCCAAACAAAGTACTACTTTTAAAATAGTTTCCAATACTTTGAAGAAATCCAGGTCTACGTGGACTACTCAAATATGAATAGTTTTGACCACTATATGCAGATGTAGCAGTTGCACCTCTTGTTAATCCCTTACCGTCACCAGGATTTATTATTGAAAGTGGTTTGTCTAATGGTCCTTGAAACACTCCACCAAGACCACCACCTTTACCCGGAGCAGTACCTCTTGGAGGAGGATTTGGTGGATTGAATCCAAACGCACTTGCAACACCTTTTACACCTAAAGCACCAAGTACACCACCCAAATTTGGTTCAATGTGTCTTAACGGTCTATCTAAAATACCAAATGTTGCAACTCTTGTAGCTGCTTGAATTGGCATCAAAGGATTGTATATCTTTGTTTCATTAAAAGGTTGATATCCTTGTAGATATACTTGTTTTAATAAAAATTTAATACCAGGATTTGATGCAGAATATTTTGTTACTCTAACAACGTCAATTGCAGCAGAAGGTTGAAATGGTGCATACTTAAGAGTAGAATTAATACCTTTATTTGCATCATTGATATTTGTTACAATATAAGGTTGATTTGCACCAAAAAATCCACCAGATTCTCCTTCTGGATAAGGGCTGTACTTACTATATAAAATACTACTGTTTGGTGTAAACAATGTACTTAATTTATTTGGATCTCTTTCATTTACAGTAAGAGGCAAAACCAAACCTGCACCTTGTATTTGTGCATTTGTTGTTGTTTCTGGATTATTTAAGTTGGTGGAATTTGCCATATAATTATGTTAAACTTGATTGCATTGCTATACCACCTGTATCTTGTCTAAACCCTACATTTTTAGAAAGACCAGTTACCATTTTTTGACCATCCAAATAAACGTTGAGTGATATATTATTCATACCTTCTTTAATACCTTGTTTTACTGCATCAATCATTGTAGTTGAATTTGTTGTTGGTGTATTAGTTGTTTGAACATTTGTTTGTACAGGTGATATTACAGGTGTATTAGTTAGTACAGTTGGTACATTAGTTGTATTAACTGCATTTGTAGGCAAAGTAAGTTGAGGTATTCCTTTAAAAGTAGAAATAGAATTTAATGATGTTGCAAGAGATTGCATTGCACTAACAATAGATTGTAATCTGCTTAAATCAAAATCACGTATAGAACTATTGATAGCAGCAAATACACCAGCTAATTTAACTGAATCTATAATAGATACGTTTTGACCAAAATCTTTTAATGCATTAACCGCAATCTTAAGACCTTCTCCAACGTTTTTTAATCCATCACCAAAAAGTTTCATTCCATATCCAACTCCAATTACTGCACCAGATAAAAGAATTATTGCGCCAGCAAATAATCCAATTACTCCTGCAGCAGGCACTATTACTTCTGACATAGAAGCAATTGCTAAAGATGTTAATCCAATTAATCCTGCCAACGCTAACAGTCCTAATCCTACATCTTCAATTTTAATGTCATTGAACTGTTTCAATCCATATGATAATAAAACAAATGCACCAGCAATTGCTAGGATTGCACCTCCTAAAGCATAAATTTCAGCAGCTGCAAGTCCTCCGGTTAATCCTGCCAATCCACTCAATCCGGATGCTCTTCTGGCAGTTGCAAGTTCTAATTCAGCAGCAGCAGTAGCTTGTACAGCTGCTGCCTGTGCAACTTGCGCTTCCGTTGCAAGAACTGTTTGAGCTGTTGCAGCAACTGATGCGTTCTTTATTAGATTCATTATGAGTCTCAAATCCGTGAATAAAGCTTTAAATATTTGGACGGATTTTATGATAGAATATATCGTCAATCCAAGAGTAACAAACCCAATAACAATTTTTCCGCCAGTAGAATCAAGTTCATTTAAAATCCAATTAATTGCGGATAAAGTCTTTTCAATTCCTGGCAAAATCCAACTAGAAATACTTAAAAATAATCCTTTGATTCTTGCGGTAATTTCTTCTGTTTCTTTTAAATTAACTAAATCTTTTACTCTTTGTTCTTGTGCTGCTGCGGTGTTTTCTAATATACCTCCACTTTGTTCTTTTAGTTGTTTGTACTGTTGAACCAATTTTTTCCCTTCTTCTGTACCATTCATTTCTACTGCGGCCAAATCTTCTCTAATTTGAAGTTGTTTTTGTAAATCAGTCAAAGACAATCCGGTTGCCTTTGCAATAAGTTCTTTTTGGAATATGTCCAATTTATTGAAGTCACCTATATTCTTTACAACTTTAAAAATTTCATCATATCCTTCTTGAATTTTGCCAGTATAAAATAGTTCTCTAGCTTTTTGAAAACTGATATTAGATCCTAATACTACACTTGCTTCAATTTCATCTGTTATACTTTCTTGGAAATCCAACATCTTTCTTCCAATTTCAGCTACTTTTTCCAAATCAGTGCCCAATCTTCTTGCATATACTGCAGATTTTACTAATTGTTCCGCACCACCTTTAATCATTCCTCTAGCTTTATCACCTGCTTTTGCAACATCATCCATTACTTTTGCAAGAGGTACACCAGCTGCTTTTGATAAAGCAGAAGCAAAGTATACTACTTTAGTTGCTTTAACCATGTCAATCTTACCAAATGACATCAATGTCATCACACCATCAACTAATTCTTTATTACCAACACCCAATTGTTTTGATATTAGTGTTAAATCCTTAGCAGCTTTTGCATTAAATAATGTTAAACTACCAAATGAATCTACCATGTGAGTTGCAGTGGCAGCAACTTCTTCTGCCGTCACACCATATTTAGACAATTCAATTGTGGTATCATATATATAACTTTTTAATATTCCTGCTTCATCTTTCAATAAACCAAATGATTTTGCACTCTTAACAAATGCCCCGTTAATATCATCGAATGCTTTATAAAGCGTAGTAAATATAGCCTTTAAATACATTGTCATAACTCCTAAAAGTATCATTGTACTTATACTCAGGTTTTTAAATGCATTTTCTAAGTTTGGCAATTTTGCAAGAATACCAAATAATCCTTTAAATTGATTAAATCCAAATGTATTTTCTATAGTTATTTTTATGTCTTGAATTAATCTCTTTTGATTTTCAAGTGCTCTATTTTGTTTAAGTAATGCATCATATGATGCAATAAGATTTTTTAGTGTAGATTCAATAATTTGTTTCTTTTTCAATAAATCATAATATTCCAAATCAGGCACCATATCAGTTTGTTTATTGATAGAATTTTGTATTTGATCACTAATTGATTTATATTCATTTAAACTATCTAAAATGGCGTTTTCTGCTTTTTTCTTTTTCATTATTTCGCCTAAAAGATCTTTTTCTTGTGATATAGTTCTTGATAAATCAATACTTTCAATCACATCTTTTATATCATCATATGATTTTGCTAATTCTTCTACTAGATCTTTGCCGATTGATAATTGGTTATTTACTTTTTTAAATCCATCAACTTCCTCACGTATGAGTTTTTTAATTGATGATGCAAAACTTTCCAGTTTATCATTAGCAACTCCTAGTTCTTTTCCAAAATTTTTTAAATCATTTGAATCTGCCATAATCTATGAATATAAATATATAATAATTTAATAATTCATTACTTTACTTACGCATAGACGGAACCTTCACGGATGAATTTGGAGAGGATTTTGATGATTTTTCTGCTTGTTCAGCTTCTTTTTCTTTTTGAGAAATTAACTGATTGGTATAAAATATACGCAAGTATACAGGTAATTTGTATACTATATCTTGCGTAAATGCTCCTTGACTATGATATGCAAGGAGAAATATTTGTTCATGCAGTCTAACTTTATCTGCCGGTGTCAGGCCAAAAAAAGGTTACCGTTAAAGGTACACCTAGCCTTTCTTCATGTGAACAATCTGTGCATGTAAAATCAAAGTTCAAATCTACATCAGGAGTGTTCTTTTTTATGTATTGTCTTAATGCCAACGCATCTCTAGAAACCATTTCTGTCTCCACAAACTTTTTAATATAATTTCTATCACTGTTACCGTCCACACTAATAATCATTGATCTTAATCTTGCAGTAACTTCATTAGATCCTGCACCCTTAAGAATCTTGTTATTAGCCTTTAACTCATTTTCTATTTGTTGTTCATCTTTATGAGTCAAAATTCTGTAATGTATTGTCTTTTTTGAATAAGGAAGAACAAATTCAAATGAATTTTGTCCTTTTGTATAATTAGAAAAGTCAAACTCTTCATTCTTGATTTCACCCAAATTGAATGTAACTTGATTCTTTTCTCTACATTTTGGACAAGTTACTTCTACTGGTCCATATCCGTCACCATATGCCAATCTTCTAGCTGCTACAAGTATAGCATTTTTATCTACTAACAACAAATCATCTAATTTTACATCTTTATCTACAATCAAATTTTCAAGCAGTTTGTCTAATACAATACCTTTTTTGATCAAATTTTGACTCATTAGGATATCTTCTTCCTTTGCGGTCATCATTTTCAATTCAAGTTTACCACTAGACAATGGATGTCCAGTTGGATAAAAATGACCTTGTGAAGGAAGTTCAATTACCTCTGTTGGATAAGTAACTTCTTGTTTTTGTGGTGGTGGAGCTTGAAAAGCTTGTGGTCTTGTAATTGGTACTGTAAAATTGTCTTCCATAAAATGTATAACTTGTACACATATATATAAAAGAATCTAAATATTTGATTTATTTTATTTAAATTGATACCGCAGATAATTCTTTTTGAGCTGCAGATAAGTATACTTTAGCTTGTTTTACTTCTTCCTCTGCAGTTTTAACTGAATCTTGAGCATCTTTTCTTTGTTTTGATAAATCAGCCGCATCTGTTTGTTCTTTAACTTCAGATGGTTTTTCATTCTTTACATCTGTTGATGTTACTTGAGTTTTAGATAAATTGGATAATCTAACTTTTGCAGCTTTTAACTTTTCTTCTTTTGCTCTTAATTCAGCTCTTCTTTGATTAACAAAAGCTGCTTTTGTTTTTTTTGTAGTATCTTTAATTGCGTCTTCTTTTAAAAGAGAAATTATTCTTCTTAACTTAGATTCAATACTCTCATTTACTTTATTGTACTTAAACTTCTGAGTCAAGTCTTTAAATAAAGCAATATCATACCATCCAAAGATGTATCTAAAGAACTGTTCTTTTTGTGCATCTGTATATTTGTCAGATCCTAACATTTGTCTTACAGCAGTTCCACTTAAAATTCTACCATCAACCATGGTTTGATTTTCAGGTATAATTAGTACATATCCACTTTTACTGAGAGGGTCTAATTGGTTTGTGTCTCCTTTAAATGACTTGAAATAACCACCTTGATCTACCTTTAATCTTTCTGCATCTTTTTGACCCAATGCAAATATTACACTGGTTTTGTCTGGATCATACTTCTGTGTAATTTCTACTGATTTGTAGGGGCTCTTTGTTTGTATGATGTGATCAGGTGCAACACCATGTCTTACCCAGATTTGTTGTTTTTCACCAAATGTAAGTGGAGAGTCTGGTAGTTCTACTTTACCACTAGTAGAAACGTAGGTGTCATTGCCAGTTATTGACTTTAAAAAATTAAAGGCATTTAAATGACCTCTGTGTGGTGGATGAAATCTACCAGGATATATTCCAATTACGCTTTTCAAGTTCATGTTATATAAATATAGTACTTAATTGTTAATGTACATAAAAAAACTCCTTGTTTTGTCAAGGAGTTTAAAAAGGATAAGTTTTTTGTTTTTATTAGTATTGTAGAATACAGTAATCTACAGATAGAGTCAAACTAATGGTTGCTGGATCACCACTATCAGTCCAATCCATTTCACCAAAATCAGCACTGGTGATGAATGCGCCCTTTAATGTCCATTCTTCTACTTTATCACCTACTGGACCTAGAACGTTGACGGTTAGATCTTTCTTATAAAAGTCACTATAACCATCACGGCCGGTTACAGATTCATGACTCAAACGTACCCATTCCATTACTGCTTGAGCACCAGATGGTACAATTGGATCATATAGTTCCATTGTAATGTTATCCCATGTGGTTTTGCCTTTGTAGTAACGTTGGATGTTGATGTGATCCAATGTCTTCTTTTCACTGGTTACTGTTGGTCTCTTGACTTTTCTAATCAAGAAACTTGGAATACCATCACAGTACAATAGAAACCTATTTTTGACTTTTGGTTCAAATTGTGTAAAGAATATTTCATTACTGTTTAGTAGATCTGCCATAAATTTTTAAATCCTTATTTAGTTGTTGTAATAATAAATATAAATTAAAAGTACTTTTTTTTAAATTGTGTTTTAATTTTTAAATAGTTATACTCTATACAAACCAAACTCCAATTATGGCTAGATCTAAAAATTCAAAAAACTGGTTATCTTTAAACTGTAAACATTGTAATAATTTGTTTGAATGTAGAGTGAGCAAACCAAAGATCTTTTGTAGCAAGAAATGTAGTAATAGTGATAATTCAACAAAACAAAAAATAATTGATGGTCAGAAAAAAACTTTTGATGAAAAATACGGTGGTCACCCAATGACTACAGATGTTGTAAAATCTAATTTTAAATCTGCAATTGTTAAAAAATATGGAGTTGATAGTTACAGTAAATTGCCTGAATATAAAGAGAAGGTAAAACAAACTCTTCTACTAAAATATGGATCTGAAAGTTATATAAATGTAGAAAAAATAAAATCTACTATGATGGATAGATATGGAGTGGACAATGCAGCCAAGATAAAATCTGTCTTAGATAAAAGATCAGTTAGTAAGAAATCAAACCACTATGAATTTCTAGTAAATTACTGTAATAGTAACAAATTACAATTTCTATGTGATGAGGTGGATTACAAAGGTTATCACTTTAGTAACATTTATAAATTCAAATGTGACGTATGTAATAAAACATTAGAATCTACGGTTTATAACTTAAACAACTTGTTTTGTGATTATTGTCATCCAGAAAAAATCACTACTGTTGAAAATCATTTTTACAATTTTTTACAAGAAATTTTACCAAAAGATGCTGTTATTAAAAGAAATGATAGAACAGTATTAAATGGCAAAGAATTGGATTTTTATATTCCAGAATTAAAAATTGCGTTTGAAATTGATGGATTATACTGGCACAGTGAAAACGGTGGTGGTATCAATAAAAACTATCATTTGAATAAAACAAAATCTTGCAGTTTTTATGGTATATCACTAATTCATATTTTCGAAAATGAGTGGATCAATAAAACAGAAATTGTAAAATCAATTGTCAAAACACTGTTGAAAACCAATACACTATTTAAAATTAATGCTAGAGATTGCATTATTAAAGAAGTAAATGAAACTGAAAAAAATAAGTTTTTAAATGACAATCATTTACAAGGTGAAGATAAGTCTACAGTTAAATTAGGATTGTATAATAAAAATGATCTGGTTAGTATTATGACATTTAGAAAAACTTCCCGTTTTGATAAAACAAGTGATTGGGAATTAGTTAGATTTTGTAATGCAATTAATACTACAGTTAATGGTGGTGCAAGTAAATTATTAAAACATTTTATCAAACATTATAATCCAAAAAATATAGTAAGTTATAGTGACAGAAGATATTTTACCGGCAAAATATATGAAACTTTAGGATTCAATTTTGTAAGTCATACACCACCTAATTATCATTATCTTATAAATAATTATAAAGATATCAGACACCGCATGAGTTTTCAAAAACACAAATTAGAAAAAATATTAAAAATATACAACCATTCATTAAGTGAATGGGAAAATATGAAAAATAATGGTTATGATAGAATTTGGGATTGCGGCCACGGCAAATATTTCCTTAAGATTCTTTCAAACTAACCGTTTTATCAAATATCTGATTGATACCATTTCTGAGTTTATCTAGGTGACCTCTGGATCTTAATACTTTAAAAACAATATTCTCTGTACTAAATTCTCCAGACTTGTTTAATCCAACTTCTCTCATATCATACAAATCTTTCAAAACTTTCTTTAACTTAACCAAACTTTCAGATTCTAGTGCATTTTTAATTTTCAACACCATATCACTGTATTTTTGTTGGATTTGTTCTTTATCCAATTCAAAATTCTCCTTCTTTGGTTCAGTCACCCATTTGTTATTTAACAATGAATAAACTCCAGTGGATCTATTTTTCTTAGAAATGTCTTGAATGTATACTTCAACGTTAAATCCTTTAACATGAATGTCATGGTCTTCATTCCATTTACCTTTAATGGCATTTACCATCTTTTCAACCATTTCTACATCTTCAGATACGTCTTTGAAATCTATGACTATATGAATGTCAATATCACTAAAATCTGACCAGTTATAATTTGCGCTGCTACCAACCATTATAATATCTTTAACTGGAACGGTTAATTCTGTATCCTTGTAGAAGGATTGTCCTATAGACTTTAAAGATTCAGCTACATCTGGTTTTAGTTTTAAACCATCCCAAAGAGCTGGATTTAGAGTATTATTATAGATTCTTACTTTCATATATTAGAATAACTATAACCAAATGATTCTGGCAATTGATTTATTAACAATTGTAAACCAGATAATGTACTTGACGCATTTGTATGTATAATACCTTTACCACCAGCAGTTTCAAATGATTCTACATTTTTAGGCAAATCATCAATTAAGCAGCTATTTGGTTTAGCAAACTTACCTTTTCCTCTACCTGAACCGCTGAAGTTAACTTTTAAGCCAGACCAATGGTTACTTAACCACTGTAATTTACCTTTTTCTATATTTCTAATGATATCTTTGGCTTCTTCTCTTGGGTGGTTTTTAAGAATCCAGTTACCGCTAGTACTTGTTAAAACTTGTAGATCTAGATTGTTATCATTAACAATTTTAACTATACCATCTTTAAGTTGATCAAAATCAGGCATTTTTTGCATACTTGACCAAAATACTTCACCTTTATCAGCAATTGCATCCCAAAATTTTGGAGTACCATATTGCGATTCAAACTCTTTAGGTGATGATCCTATCATTTGAGCAAATTGTAAATCAAAATTGCACATCACACCATCCATGTCACAAAATACAATAAATGGTTCAGATTGCTCCAGGAGGTTAGCATCCCAAACTTCAGGTAGAAGCGCTTTAAGTTTGATCATAATAAAATAAATATCAGGAGGTTAAAATAAGTTGACTTAAATGTATAAAAAGCATATATTAAAAGCGCAACATTTATATATAAAAAAGCATTAAGCATTTATTATAATAATAAAGCAACCGCAATATAAAAAGCGCAGCGCACCTGATAATTGTAAAAGTTTATTTAGGATTTGGTATAAAAGTACCATCTTTTAGATTTAGTGAACCTTCACCATATTTGGTTGTGATGGAGTTTAACCACTCATCTTCATCTTTTTGAATCTTTTCGTAGTTGGTTCTAAGGTTAGATTCAACTTGAGATAGTTCTTTAATTTTTGCGTCTAGTGTCATTTTGTCTAAATACAATTGACCGAATGACATGATATTTTCTTGAAAACTGAGTTGAATTTTCTTTAGTGAATCCAACTCTTGTTGTGTGAATTTAATAGGTTCTGACATATGGTATATATATTAAGCAAATTTAAATTTTTTATAACATGAAAAATTTTCTTTATTGTTATATACTTTTACTTTATAATATGCATAATTACATAAATTGTTTACTACAAAATAAATACTTCGATCTGGCCTATCATTTAAAAAGTATATAGAATCATATTTCTGTAACAGAAACTCTTCGTTTTCCTTAACTCCTAATATTTCTACAGAGTATTCGCCGGTATTATAAAGCCACATACATAAAAACGATCCGTATTGGAATAATATTTTTAATTTATTATTGTTATATTTTTCATATACATCAACTAATCTTTTAAATTTTGTTGGTGTATCTCCACCAGCATGGTATATGAATAGTGTATCATATGAAAGATTATGATAACTATATGGTATGATTTTAACGTTTTCTTGAATTAAACTGTTTTCTAGATCAGACAGTTCTTTGTTAATTAAATTTTGACTTGTTAGTTTAGGCAACAGTAGTTGATCTAATGCGGTTTGTTCATGAAAATGACTATATGCATATAAGTTATAATTTTCCCACAGTTGATTCAACGTATCAATTGACCACTTAGAATTTTTCCATACCATAAATCCTGTACTTGTAATTGTATACATGATTTTATTTTCAGATAACGCATTTTTTGAAAGTATTAAATCAATTCCATCTTCTATAAATTCTTCAATTTTAATATTTTTTAAAAAAATAGCATCAGCATCTATCCAAACAACATAATCATATTGAGACAAATATTTTTGGATTAACGGTATTTTGATCCACGAATTCTGTCTATCAACTAATGGTTCTTGTAAAATTTCACATACAAAACTATAATTATTTTTATTTGCGTATTTCAAATTGATTTCAGATGTAAATTTTCCAAAATCACAATTGCCATAATTGTTCCAAACTACGTTTTTTGTGAAGGCAGTTAAGATTAAAATATTCATATTATTGATGTATGATCGTAAAATTTAAATGTCTAAAATAAGAATAATAGGAAAAATTATAAAAATATTTAGATATAATTGATTTAAATTTATTTAACTTTTCATTCAATAACTCATCTCTAGATGTATTTGTTAAATGTACACTTTCATTTAAATAGTACATTTTAATGCACATTTTATTATTTAAAGATTTTAATTTATCTAGTACGTCACACAAACCATCTTCACTTTCAAAATAATTTAATATAATTGTATAATGGTCAGATCCATGACATTTATTAAATTCAATGTTTTTATCAATATAAATTTCTTTTATTTTTTCTTTTTGATCTACATCTAGATTTGGTGAAATTATAGATATGTTTTTAAAATCTGTATTCATGCCGAAATACATGATTGAATTCAATTCTTTATAAATTGAATTATAACTATATATAGACTCATAATTTGATGATATTGATTTTTCTAATCCAATATCAAAATTTTTATTATATGTCAAATCATGACTTGAACTTTTCGTACTTGAAATTGAATCGTTTCTAAGTGTCCATGTATAAAGATTTCTTGGTACATGCAGCCAATTACCATATCCATTCATGTATAACATTCTATAAGAATCTTCACATACATCATTAAACGTATTAACATTAAATTTTAAATCTTTAATATTTTTAAAACATCTTCCGTGTCCAAAACAATAATAGTTTAAATTGTTACAATAATCGATTTGTGGATGAAAATGATTTAATTTATCAGTCAATTTTTCTTGATTAAGAATATAACCGAAAGAATGAACAGATCCATCAGTTTCATTGATTCTTGTGAAATCACATGTTATTATAGAAAGATCATTGTATTTTTTGATTAAATTATTATAAACAGTCAATATGTTTTTGTCTACCAAGTCGTCACTATCAACCAACAATACATACTCATATTCAGATGGTATAAATTTATTTGGCTGCCAATACATTTCCATTTTATGATTTTGTTCAACATAAACAATTTTAGTATTATCTTTAATTTTTTCTAATAAATTTTGTTTTGTATCATCATTGCTATAATCATCAGTAACAAACCAAGTAAAGTCTGTATAATCAATTGACATTATATTTTCATACAACCTATCAATATACTTTGATGTATTGTAGAAAGATGTATAAATTGCAAATTTAAGCTGATGGTTCATATTTCATTATGCTTTTAATATTGCCAATTACTACTTCTGATGTAATTGATTTTGAACATTCAAATTGTCTATCTGTATTTTTTAATTTAGGACACCAATTCCAATCTCCTTTGTCAAATGTATACTTTGGATTGTTCCAACAACCATGACAAACATTTTTATTAATGATTCTAAAAGGGGTGAAAAACTCATTTTTTTCTAAACTCATGCCACTTATTAAGATAGAAGGTTTGTTCAATGCCCAAGATAACCATGATACACCAGAAGATAGTCCAATATAAAAATCACAGTTATATATCATGTTAATAACAACATTTAAATCGGTAGAATTACATAAAATAACATCTAAGTTAGGATCATCCAATAATTCAACTTCTTCTTTTTGAACAATTACGACTTTATATCCATTAGAATTCAAAAAAGAAACTACATCTCTCCAGCCATTTTCTGTATTCCATTCTTTACATGCAGCCGTTGATTTTGTAGAGATACACACATATTTTTGTTTAATTGGTCTGTCTTTGTTTAATATCTTAAGAGGAGGCTTAATTTCTCTATAATCGATTCCTAAAATATTTGCACAAATTTCTTGATTATTCAACAATTTCCAACTTTTTCTTTCTCTAATTTCATCGTTAAAACATCCTATACTGTAAGATGCATATAAATTATGCACTTCCTTTCCTGGTTCAACAAATTTTATATGTGGATAAATGTCTCTAAATATTTCATTTTGATATGTAGAGCAATATACCGTGCAATTATGTTTTAGTCTAAATTCTTCAACAAATGGCATCCACGAAATATTATCTCCCAATGATCTACTATCAAACCAAATAAACACATTTTTCGAAGTTGCATTATAATCGATTTCACGAATTAAATTTTTTGATTTAAAATCAATTATTCTTATTCTATAATCGATAAAGTAACAGTATGAACTTTTTACCCACATATTAGATGTAATGACATCATCATGTAGTATTTCATTTGTTTCTTTATTGATAAATTGAACATAATATTTATTTTTATTATTATTGTCCAATATTTCACAAAAAGCGCCGTTGATAAAATTTATATTAATTTTCATACAATGTTATTGTTTATTAAATATGTTATTGTATTTGTGACATCTTCAATTGAAGAATGACATTCAAACTTAGGTTTGTTTTCTAGACAATCTGTTAGAGGTGGTATACTATTCATTGTTCCCCATTCTTTAATGCTATATTTCATATTATTTGTACAAAATAAATCACATTTACCTTTTACATAAATGTATTTGTAATTTCTAGTTCCTTTTCTATATGGAGATGAAAATCTAGGATCTTTTGCACTACCTAATTGAATTATAAACGTATCAGTTGTTCCCGCAAGATGTAAAAGACCAGAATCAAGAGTCACAAATAATTTTGCGTTATTTAATAAATGCCATGTATCACTTAAATCTAAAGTATCTGATAAATCCAAACCATATAAATTTTCAAATTTGTATATGAATTTTTCAGTAGTAACATTTTTTTCTTTTTGAATTGTAGTTTTTCCTGTTATTACCGTAAAAATATTATTTTTCGATAAAAAATTAATTAACGATTGCCAATTCTCATGACTCCATGTTCTATTTGGCCAATTAGTAGATGGATGAATCACAACATAATCTTTTGGTAAATTAACAGAATTTGAAAAATCATTTGGAAAAAAATCACAATGTAATTCATCTTCAAATAACTGAAATCCTAAATCATTTGCGTGGACTTGTCTTAAATCTACATGTTGAAACTTTCTTTCAACACCTTGAGAATTTTTTAATCCAGGAAAAAGATAAGTCTGATAATATTCTATTTCATTCACAATAAGATTATTCCAATCTTTGTTTTTAAATTTATCATGAAACTCTTCATAAGAATATAAAACGTCAATATAAGGACTATTAATAAAAACTCTTTTAGATTCTTCAGGAACAACAACATTTATTTTTTTATCATATACTGAAAAAACTTTACGTAATGATGGAGTAAAACAAATAGTATCACCTAACGTTTTACAATTAACCGATAAATAAACATCTCGCATAACTTTCATTTAAATAGAATTGGTTTGGAACAAAACAATAGTTTTATTTAAATTATAAATAGTAAATGTTTTTTTACCATTAAACTCGGCACCAAACCAATATTCAACGTTTTTTACCATAGTTAAATCATCAAAAAAACAAACATCACCTTTTTCATTTTTAATTTCTAGATAAACCTTACATGAATCAAAATAATCTTGTGAAAAGAAAACAAAATTATGATTTTCTGAAAATCTATGAAATTTTACATATCCATTATTACTGAGTGATGTAGAACCATATCTTTTATTAATTATATCATACAAATCTCTAGATACTTTATTCCATGAATAATTTGTTATAAATTTTTGTGATTTTTCTAAATGAATCTTCTTATATGTTGAATAATTTTTATAAGAATCCATGATGACTTCACTCAGCATTTTAAAATCTGGTTCATCAAGATATCCATCAGAAAAATATTCATCTTCTTCACTATAAGCCGGTACCTTTTTTTGTATGTCTACTCCTAGTGGATATTCACCAGCAAATTCAACTTGACCTGATCCTTTGGAATATATTGACGGAATTCCACAAGCAAACGCTTCAGCTAATGGTATATTCCACCCTTCTCCTCTTGAACAACTCAGAAAAACATGACAATTCTTTAATAAATTTAAATAAACATTTCGATCTGGAAAATTATGAACTATAATTTTTGGTGAATATAAATTGTGTTTTTTAAATCTTTCTGATGCTGGTATCCAAATTGGATAGTGTTTGTCTACGCTTACATGAAGTTCTACGTCATCAACACGTTCAAACGTTTTTATAAAACATTCGATTATTTCTTTAGTTGATTTTCTAAATCCCCATGTACCAACAAGAAAAAATTTAAATTTATCAGACTTTTCTTGTTGAATAGGAAAACAATCTGGATCAATTCCTTCATGTACAATATCAATTTTACTTTCGTCCAATCCTTGTTGTATTAGACACTCTTTTTGCCACTTGGTTAAAACTATATTACTGTCGTAAGTTTTTAATTTATTTAAAAAATTAACATCGTATCTATCACTCTCCCACATTGTAAATGCGATTTTTGGTCCATAATATTCATCATAAAAATATAAATGATTGTGTTCGGCTGAAATTAGGTGAATTTTTTCTCCTATATGAGTATCTAAAACCGTAGAGTTCCAAGGCAAAGGATAGTCGCTCCAAATTTTATTATTTTTATAATGAGACCACAACGTTTGTTCTGATAATATTTGTTTATCTAAATCATTTAAATACGAATCTAATTTTGGATCTAATGTAAAATTTCTTACATAAACTTTAGCGTGATTGGATAATCCTCTAAAAAACCCTCTGGTATGATTATTGAATCCCGTAGAACCAAGATATGCACCGTGACATTTAATAAACATATATATAACAGTTTCAATACATATATTATCGAATTAAAAATAATTAAATTTAAATAAGATATACTATATATAATTATCAATGAAAAATCTTTACCATATAGTTACCAGATTTACAAGAAACGATGTTAAATGGTTGGATAACTGTTATAAAAGTATTATAAATAATGATATAAACTATAAATGGTACATAATCGGAATCGATGATTACGTTGACGTTTCTAAATATAGAAATACAATATATCTAAAATTTCCTGATAAACCTAATTGGAAAAATTTATGCAATTATTATTTAGATGTTGTTCCAGACGAAGGTCAGTGGTTTTTCATATTAGATGATGATAACCTATTACATCCAAATTTTAATCAACTAGACAAAAAAATACAACCAAATTCAAAACTAATAATAGTAAGTCAATTATATGAACCAAATAAGATTAGAATCGCATGTGAACAAAATATAATTGTTCAAAAAATAGACATGGCTCAGTTTTGTATTAAACGAGAAATAATAAACGATTTAAGATTTTGGGAAATATATAGAGGTGATGGGTATTTCATCATGGAACTATATATAAGATGTAAGGAATATGAAATCCAAACTCAGATTATACCTGAAATATTTTCTTATTATAATGCACAACATTGGATATGATAAACACTGATAGTATAGATATATTAAAATGTAAAGAACAATTTGAAAATCATAATAAAGTAATAATTAATGATTTTTTATTAACTGATTATGCTGAATCTTTGCATCAATTTTACAATGAAAAAATGCCATCTGATTGGTGGTTTGCATCGTCATATCCATCCTTTACTAAAGGAGAGTCTCATGAGTTTATACAAGTAACTGAAGACAATTATCACACAATACAAATAAATAAATCATATTCAAATAAGTGTTTGAATGATCATATATATTCATATTTCTTCTATAGAACTATGCCACACATTGATGGATGTTCGTGTTTACATTGTTCTATTCATGGTTTTTTGTCTAGTGAAAAGATTATAAATATTTTAAATGAAATTACAAATTTAAATTTAAAAAAATCAACGACTATATTTGCAAACAAATATACATCAGATTGTTTTCTAGCAACTCATACAGATGACGGAAACGGAAGACTTGCATTTGTTTTACATTTAACAAAAAATTGGAATGCATGTTGGGGAGGGATGTATATGGATCACACAGATCCAAACAATATAAAAACTGTGATTCCAAGTTTTAATAAAATGGTAATGTTTAAAGTAGGAAATCATGAAACACCTCACAGTGTGAGTTGTGTAACAAATAATTTAACAAGAAAAAGAATATCAGTTACAGGATGGTTTGATTAATTTATGAAAAAATTCTGCATATTAACTTTAACTCATGAATCATTAAATAGACCAACATATCTCCGTGATACAGTTGATTCTTTTTTAAACAATACTGAAGTGGATCAAGTTATTGATTGGTTCATATACATTAATAAAACAAATCAAGAATTTATATCAGTGTGTAATGAATTGATCGATAAATATAAAGATAAAGTCGATTTCAAAATTGTACATTCTAACGTAAATAATGGAGTTGGGTATGGAATCAATCGATTAAATGATCTATCAATTGATTATGAATATAGTCTTTTTCTTGAAGGGGATTGGAAATGTATGTCGCCGGACATAAGTGGTCAACCAAAGACATGGTTGAAAACAAGCATTGAGTTATTGGACGAAAACCAAGATACAGATGCGGTATTTCTAAGAAGGTATATTAATGATTACGAAAGCAGATCCACAGGTATCTTTGCGTATTATTCGGTTAAAAACTGTAAAGTCGAATCAAAAAATGGACTCAAATATTTTATTGTTCCTGTTAATTTATATACAAATAATCCATTGATTAGAAGAAATAAATATTTTTATGACAACAAAACTTTTCCATTACAAGAATTTTTTGATTCGGATGGCAATCCAACAGAACTAAAAATAGATAATATAACACACAACGATTGGGGACAAGCAGAAATTAAAGCACAACCAACAGATAAAAAAATTAAATATATAATGTTAGTTTGGGGAAATTTTTGTCATATAGATAATATGGGCGAGTTTGATAAACAAAATCAAAAGTTTATAGAACAAAAATCTAAATCGGGATGTAAAAAATATAACAATGGACAATCAAAGTGTAAATTTGGATATTATAATATATCTCCACATTTTTGTATATTATGTAGTAAAACTTTCTCAGAATTAGAAATAGAAAACGTTTTTGCTAAAGAATCTTATTTATTAGATACATTAGAAATTAATAAAAATGAATGGACAAAAGAACAAAAATTAAAATTTATAAAAGATCAAAACTTAACTCCAGAATTCGATTTAGAACCTTTTATTAACTATTTAATATGATTAGTTTTATAATGCCAACAATATGGAAAGCGGAAGAAATACACAAATCAATCGAACAATTTAAGCGTGTAAAAGATAAAAACGCAGAATTAATTATAATTGATAATACACATTCTGATTTTCATGATAATGATTCAAGAATCATAGTCGTTAAATGTAGTAATAATATATTTGTAAATCCTGCTTGGAATCTAGGTGTAAAATTAGCAAAAAACAAATATATCTGTTTAATAAACGATGACATTTACTTTAACTATGTAACGTTATTTAATAATTTCTTAAAATTTATTAATCAAGATCCAAACTTTGGATTAATTGGATATAATGAGAATGCAAGATTAAGAGATAATAGTGTCATAATAAACAATGATGAAGATGAACTGATACTTGTGGATACTACTGGTATAGTTCCATTTGGTTATGGATGTTGTATATTTCTAAAAAAAGAAGACTATTTTGAAATATATGATGAATGTAAAATATTTTATGGTGACACAATTTTAATTGTATCAATCGTTGACATAAAAAGAAAACGGATGTATTATATAGATAATTTAATAAGTATTGGACGAATAAGCGTGTCAAGTGACGATTATCCAAATAATATGGAAACTGACGAAATTTCGTTTTATAAACAATACAAAATCATAAAAAAATTATGAAAAACAGCAAAATTACTGTTTGTATATTTGGAAAACAAATAGAAACTTTATTTTCAGAAAAAAACGCTCCTGAATATGAAGAAAATACATTTATACTTTTAAATTATGAAAATGATCATCAGTTAAATGATATAATAAAAAAACATGATCCTCATGTGTATATTACATTTGGCGATTGGCAAAAATATAAATTATTATGCAACGCTCCATATGAAATAAGAAAAAGATGGATGAATTATCCTACTGATACAAATTTAAATCAAATAGGAGAAGACGCATTAAATTGTTATGTACATTCTACATTCAATTCTGATAATAATGAATCTCCATTGGTATCAGTTTTTACTCCCGCATATAGATCCTCACAAAAAATATTTAGACCTCTTCAATCACTTTTAAACCAAACATATAAAAATTGGGAATGGATTATTATAGACGATTCTGATGATGACGACAAAACTTTTAATTTATTAAAAGAAATAAGTGAAATAGATTATAGGATAAAGGTATTCAAAAATGCAAGAAAATCTGGAAGTATAGGTGAATTAAAAAGATGGGCAGCAGGTCTTTGTTCTGGAGAATATTTATGTGAATTAGATCACGACGATGAATTGACAATTAAATGTCTTGAATATGTAACAAAAACATTCAAGAAATACCCAGACGCAGGTTTTGTTTATACAGACTCCGCTGAAGTATATGAAGAAGATGGATCTAATGTAAAATATGAGGAAGGATTTTGTCTAGGATATGGTAGTTATAGACAAGAGTTTTATAATGGTAAAATATATGAAGTTGTAAACGGTCCAAAAGTAAATCCAAAAACAATTAGACACATAGTTGGTGTACCTAATCATATAAGATGTTGGAGAAGAGATTCTTATTTTAAAGTAAATGGACATAATCCACATCTACATGTTTGCGATGATTACGAATTAATAATAAAAACGTTTCTTACAACAAAAATTGCATATATACCAAAATTAGGATACATTCAATACAGAAATAAAGAAGGTAATACCACTACTTCAAGAAACAAAGAAATACAAAGATTAACCAGAATAATCAAAAATTCATATGACCATCTAATTCATAAAAAATTTGTGGAATTAGAAATCAATGACTTTTTATATGATGAAAAGACACAATCTTCAAATATAGATGGACCAAATCCACTATTTGAACAACATGTCTGTATCATCTCTGATGTTAATTAATTATTTTTTAATACTTTAATCTCTTCCTTTAAAGTATCAACCTCAGTCTTTAATACTTCAATGTCTTCAATTGCTTTCTTCAACGCACTCCACATTGTTGGTACAAAGCTCCACGTATCAAGACTTTGATAAATTGGATCTCCATTTTCATCAACTGCATTTTTTTCTCCAAATACAGCTTGTTTCAATCCACCATCTTGTACTTCATGTGCAATAAATCCAGATTCAACTTTTTGTAATGGATCATTAATACGAATAAATGTTTTTGGTTGAATGTTTTTAATAATTCCCCATCCATCATTATAGTTTTGTATATTGGTTTTTAATCTATAGTCAGATTGTGGCCCGGCTGGTCCGATTGGTCCTTGTCTTCCTTGAGGCCCTTGTGGTCCGATTGGTCCTTGTCTTCCTTGAGGCCCTTGTGGTCCAGAAACATTGCTTGGAGCACCACTACTTCCGCTTGTTCCGCTTGATCCACTTGTTCCACTTGATCCGCTACCTCCACTTGATCCACTTGTTCCACTTGATCCGCTACCTCCACTTGAACCGCTTGTTCCGCTTGATCCGCTACCTCCACTTGAACCACTTGTTCCACTTGATCCGCTACCTCCACTTGAACCGCTTG